CGAACCGTTAGCGAAGGTGTAGTTGTAACCGTCAGCGTTGTTCACGGTGACAGTAACGTCTGCACTTTCTGTGCCTTTCAAAGCAGTCTGACTGGCAGGATAAGTAACACTCATCGCACCGAAGGTCGGGATCACTTGGTCAAGCGTAACGGTATTGCCGGAAGCAACAGCAGTACCTTCAGTACCGATGAAGTTTGCAGCGGCGATAGTCAGAGCTTGGGCACCAGTACGGTTGGCAACTACAAAGCTACCAGTGACGGTTTTGAAACCAGCGCCAGCACTATCGTTAGCGCCGAATACCTGAGTACCAGACTCAGATGCAGCAGCGCCGAGATTCTTGATGACGATATCAGTTGCAAGGTTGCCAACAACCGCGCTGTACTGAACAATGTCACCTTGTTTCACAGTAGTCTGCGAACCCGGCAGAGCGCCGATGGTAACGGATTGAACAGTCGGGCCGACAGTCAGCAGCGTAACGTTCACAACAGCGGTGCTACCAGTGCTGGAAGTTACGGTAACAGTACCGGATTCAGTCAGATTCAGATCGACGTAACCAGAGAACAGGCGCTTATCACCGGAGACTTCAACCAGCGATTGAGCAGTTACGCCATTCGCAGTTACTACCGGAGAGTAAGAGGTGCTCGGGCCTTCAGCCAAGAAGTGAATCCGAATGTTGTTCGTATCAGAGAAACATTCAGTGATGACTGCGTTAGCCGGTACAGTGTCAGCATATTGTTTACCGCCGACAATGCCCGTGGAACTCGGAACAACATCGGTAATGAAGACAGCGCCGGCTGCGCCTTGCATTACCAGATTTTGCACGAACTCCAAATTCACCACGTCCTTCGGATGCACGGGAGTATAATCTACCCGTGCGAATCCGCGAAGAAGTGCGTTATCGATTTTCAAGGGAATTTCTCCTAGGAAATAAAAACGTGGCCCCTTAATGACCACGGTTTAAATTACCATACTTTTAATCGAATAGAGTTTAAGCGGTCATGGAAACTTTAACAGTTACACCAGACTCACTGCGTAGTTCGGTTGGTACTTCTTCTTCCAAACTCCGAATCTGCCGCTCCAAACGAGTTTGTATATCCCATTCATCTTGCAGAGCTTCCTGTGAAATGGATGGGTTGTTCACTCTCTTTTTCGATTCAACCATCTTCATTTCAAGCTGTTGCTTACGAGTAGCTTGGCGAGTGAAGTAAGCAGGGAACAATTTCTGGCTTTCAGTGTGCCGCACAACGGCAGCCATTTCGCTCTTTGTCAGAACGACAAACGCATTTGGAATAGAAACAGCTTGATCCAAAAGAAGTTTGAGTTCTTGCATTGGATCAGAATAGGCGATTTTCATCTCAGGTATGTACTCGGATTATGTGACAGGTGGCGAGTAGTTCTTTCTACTCTGAATTTATTGTGCGGATTGTGATGATGGTTGTGATGGCATTTCACATGATCTAGGCGGAATGGATCGAATGTAGGAACTCCCCACATTGTCATTTCATTAAGATAAAACCTTTCTTCTGGTCGTACCATGATTCACCCATTGTGCTCGATGCGTGCCGCTTGTGTTCTGTGCAAACCATCGATCTGCTCCAAACGATTTTTATAGACACGCACTGTATCGTTACCTTGGATTACAGCAAGACGGTTGCCTTCAACAAGCAAAGTCTGATCGCCGGTCACATGTGTGTGCATGTAACCAGCATAGCCTTTCTGCAACAGGCCACGGAATTGACAACTTTTAGTCGGATGTTGAGACAATCGACTAAGAACAGTATCAGGTGCGCCTAACAGATAACCATCGATATCGCCTTTGCGTCCTGTGACAATCATTTGTTGATTGCCAACGATGTATTGGTTTACGTCACCCATCACCGTCATATCGATATCGCCCGGATTGTTGAAGAAGATTTCATTAGTCTTCGTATCAATAATCAGGTAGCAACCGTTACTGAATTTGAACACTGCTCGATCAGGGTAGTTCTTCTTCCGTTCAGGAAGCGCTACTTGTTCATCGACAGTGTACGGTGCCCACACAGGACGATGCGGATCACCAGAAGGAAAGCGCAGACTTACCTTGTGTTTGTTCTTCGGCACCATGAATGTACCAGAACGATCCAGAGCATCGCCGCCCGGATTATACGCGCCGTCACAATGTTGAAAACGCGGAATCGCCCAAGGAAGTAGATTGTCTGGAATGCCATCGAAGATCACGTCGATACGTGCTTTAATGCGACCGAGTTGACGTGGATCATTATTGTCAACCACATGCGCCTCGTAGTGCATCGTTGGATCGATGCCTTGTTTCTTGAGGTGCTTGGTTAGGTTTAAAACGCCGCCTGACATTATCTCAGTTCCTCTACTAACTCGACGTACTCATCAACAATCTCTTTAGGAACGGAGCGGCGTAGCATAGGAGCAAGATCAGTATCGACCTTAACTCCATACGATGCAGCTAAGACAACCATTCCTTCTTGGAGAAGTTTTGCAACGAGTCGCGCAGTTTCTTTTACGCGATCAGACTGCGAGGCCACGCTTGGCGAAATAGAGGCAGCGCCCGCGAAGCGAGACTGGTGCGGTGTGGTAATACTCGTAGTACGCCCAAAGAGTGTCCGGGTGTTGGATTTGAGCATCTGACATTCCGTCATAGACATGCGCAGACACCTCACTGGTTACGTTTTTGATCCAGATGGATTTGTTGTGAGAACTTTGCATGGCACTTTCACAGCGATGGATCAGCCATAATGTTTCGGCATTATCACCGAACTCGAAGTTCTCTTCAGCTTCGAGAATGTACTTGCTAAGCCACGCTGTCTTTTCAGCGTCGTTCATAGCATCCCAATTCATTGTCATTTCAACAGACACTGCTGGTTCTCCTACAGGCCGTGGTTTTCTTTCCCTTCAAACAGATCGAAGAAGTCTTTGTCGCCTTTCTTCCACTGCTCGAATAGCTCCTGCTTCACGCGATCTACTTCTTGGCTCGGTACTTGAACCGCGAACTTGCAACCATCGATAATGACGACAGGTACAACAACGAACATCGGTTCGATAACACGATCTTTGGTCATGTAACCGATAGTCACACCGACGAAGTATTCATTGTGCGCGTAAAGGAAACGATGTTCAGCAACCAACTGGTTGTAGCGATCAGGGTCAGTAACAGGATCATCACCGACTGTATCGATAATGACGTTGAACTCGCGTTTCAGTTCTTCGTATTTCATTTGTTCGATCCTTTTTACAGATTCGGACAAAAAGAAAGCGCCCGAAGGCGCTTATCTTCAAGTCAGCAGATGCGAAGTGAAAGTCTTGTGAGACAACGGAGTTTTCTGAACCTTGGCAATCTCTTTCATCGCCTTCAGAATCTTGTTGTTTGCACGATCATTCGCAGCACGTTGATCGATAACATGACGTTTCTTACCGCTGTGGTCATACTGGTGAACTTCAGAACGCTCACCGTAATCACGATTCAGCAGACCGACTGGTTTGGATCGGCCAGTAGCGGCAAGTACAGAGGAACGGCTGCTAGACAATGAAGGCATTCCACCACCATCACCACCATCACCGCCTTCTTCTGCCGGAGCCATGCCGTACTTCTTCTGCATTTCTTTGAACTTCTTCTGATACTCAAACACACGTTCCGACACAGCGAGTTCTTCTTGCTGGCTGGAAAGCAGCATATCGAGATTGAAGCCACCAGCGGCAGCGAATGCACGTAGCGGAATCGGTACGCCTTTCTCGGTCAGAGTGCCGAGCATATCCAGATAGGTGGAATCACCTTCCGGCTTGAGTTGCTTGGCCCAATGCACAGTCGGGATCAAAAGTTTCGATCCGTCTGCCAGAGTTTGCAGGTTCTTCGCATTGTTGTCCGAAAGCAGATCATCACGGCGAATCAGTTTACCTTTACGGTTCACAGAGAAGCCGTTCACCAGACTGATTGTCGGGAACAAACGATTGTAGAAGAACTTACGAGTGATATCGTCACGATATGCACGCATGCTGTCGATGAATACGCTCATGCTGTTGTCAGCGTTTGCGTAGTTTGCATCACCGGACAGGAAGCTCTCACTGATACCCATCGCACGCATTTTGAACTGGCTGGTGTTATCCCAAATATCAGTGATCTTCCAGAAGTCACCGCCTTGACGAACTTCATCAGCCTGCACGCCAGTACGAGTAGTGATAATCGCACCGAGCGGGTCTGCGTCCGCATTGCGGAACAGATCAGTCATAAAGTTCATATCTTCAACGGTCGGAATCCAATCATCACCATCACCGAGAGATAGATGCAGGATACCACGTTGACGACGCGATGATTCAACGAGAGTACCGCGATACAAGTTCTTTTCGATCAGCCAGATCGGGAGAACACGACGGAACCAACTTACACCAGTGCCGGTACTGAATGTACGGCGCGGAATGTAGATGGTAGACATAGGATCAAGTTCGAGGCTCGGACTACTCAGCTTCTCGATGATCGCATCGCCAAGCATTTCACGCAGCATTTGCGCGCGAGTGCTTTCCGTATTACTCAGCATTGATTTCACGTAGTCAGGAATAGCTACAGTGATAACGGGGTCTTGTCCAAACAACGGTACTTCGTCGATCTTCGCATTGTCAGCAGCATGAGGCATGATATCAGCGAAGGTCTTCGTCTTTTCGTTGTACAGCAGACTGCCGATGAACTGTCCGGTAACTAGGTGATCGAGAGCAACTGAAGGCATCAAGGTACGTGTGTTGAGTCTCTCACACGCTTCCATGAATACATCCATTGCTTTCGGATCGCTCACACCGCCCAGTGAAAAATCACTGAACGGGAGAACCGAATACAAGTCAGCAGCAGAGCCACACACCGGATCGTTGTAGTACATATCCCGGTACAGCCGCATGACCAGTTTCTTCTGCTCAAGGTTTTCGCTGAAAACGATATCCTTCAACAGCGGATCAATGTCGATTTCAATCGGCAACTGGCCAACGGTTGTGTTCGGCATACCAGTGTTAGAATTGGATTCCATTTCACCGATACTGCCATTGCTCCGAATGAGGCGTTTGCCATTCATCGAGTTTGCACCGAGAGCCGACGGTACTTTCGGAGGTTCTTGTCCAGCAGTGTAGGCTCTGCGCTTGAGGCTCATCATTTGAAGTCTTTCACCTTCTTCTGCTGTTTCTGCGTTTTAATCATGTAGTGGAAGAAGCTGCCTTGGGATTTCGCATCACGAATACCATCAGCCTCTTTCTGAGTCACACCGTAGTATGCCCAACGATCACCCGAACGAAACTCGATGTAGAGAATTTTCTTGTTCGGATTGTAGACGATGCGATGCAGGTTGCTGGAGTCAGCTTGAATGTTAATCAGCGTATCACTAGGCTGAACAACTTTCTTAACGTCGAGGCCACCTTCCCCGGATTCAACGTTATATCGACTAACTTTACCACTCCAACCTTTCGAGTTGTTGACCAGACGTTCGGCGTCGTAGTCATCAAGGCGAATCTTGTGCTCAAGTGATTCAGCATCGGTGTAAATCCAATACTTAGCTTTCTTGAGTCCAAATACATCGCCTTTCTTCAGTTCAATGATTAAGGAGTTTACTTCGATTTCGACAGTACGCCCGTAATACTTGAACCATTTGTATTTACGTGGATCAGCTTTTGCAGTTGCCATGTGCCACCTCCTATGGGTTTAAATTACTTTCCATAGTCAGCCAAAGGATTTTACAGTACCCAACGGTATCTGAGAACCGCTACCTACCCCTTGACCGAGTTGACGGCTACCACCTGAACCAAAACGACCGACAGCAATACCGCCTCCTGTTCTACGTTCTTCAACCTGTTGCATTAACGCTTCATCAAACTCACCGCATACCAGACCGAAGATCACGATACAGATAGCGCGGAAAATATCGTCAGTTACGTTATCACCTTTTAGAACCTGAGTTCCGGTATCACGCACAGTAGCCATTTGGAACAGTGCATGTTCAACAGGTCTATTGTCAAACGCAGATGGGTATTCACCATCGAAGTTAATAATGTCGTTCATATTCGTACCTTTAACGTAGGTACGCGGCAGAAGAACTTTACCGCCTTCAATAGCGTTCTTTACATACCACAGGTCTTTGTACTTCAAGCTGTACTGCTTCTTCAGAACACCGAGTTCTTCCTGCGCATCATCGAGCAATTTAATCGAGTTCCATCGGTCAGCAAGCAGGCCGCGAGAGTTTCTGAAAACTATTTGTGGCTTCAGAATCTTTTCGTACATCCGGTTGTAGTTCAGTGGGAAACCGGGGATGGGTTGCGCTTCAATTATACTGTCGATAATGAAGTGGTCATCTTCCTTGTACCCTGTTACGGAAGCAAAGCTGTTGTTTACGTGTCCGGCGTCGATACCACAAAGCGTCGGACGTTCCGATTCTTTGAAAGCGACAAGTTCTGCCCAACTGTAAGCAGAGCCGGGGTTACTTCCGTTTTTCCGTTTCGTAATAATCTCGAACGGGTTTTTCTTTTTGCCAACAGTGTCGATGATGTACTTGTGGTTGGCAATGAACGGGTTACTAATCAGCGGCGGGTTAGCGCCCCAATCTCGTTCGGCAGTCAATGGGTCTTTCTGGTACGCATCCATGATTACTTCGGAGTCACGCGGGAACTCAGGGTTGATTTCCCAAGTCGGACGGTGAATCGCACAGATGGTACGAGAGTTTTGACCGAGGCGGGTCAGTTCGCAGATTTTGTCAGACAGGGAAGATGGAGAACTCACGTTCATCGCGTAAGCATTCGGAATGTTATCGAAGCCCATGCGAAGAGTTTTGTACGCAGCCTGACGAACAGTACCGAGTGAACGGTCGAGTGCGTCGTAAATAGCATGGCCGGATACCTTCACCTTCTTACTATCTTTCTCACTGTCGAACCAACCGATTTCGTCCACGGAGCTAATCATTCGGGTACGACCACGAAGCGCACGCTTGTCAGGCCCAGCCGGATAGATCAGCAGGTTACGCACACGATACGCAGTGAACGTATCGTTGAACTTCATCAAGTGTTCGCCGAGCTGGTTCTCGTAATGCTTGAGCATACCGTGGTAGCCCTTGAACCAGTTCGATTCACTGACAGCGTTGTAGTAGTAATCCCACAATGCTTCTTTCGCCTGCGCATAGTTGATCGCTACGAATGTGCCGATGAATGTTGTGTTGTTACTGAGGCCGAAAGCAGCAGGCGGCTTTTGCAGCTTCAGATAACGGTGCATGATGTACGGACTCAACGTGGTGCCAACTGTCAGAGACTTACCTGCCCGCTGACCAGCACGCACAGCGAGTTCCTGATAGAAGTTGATTTCACCTTTGAGATACATCTGCGACTTGCGAGCGCCGCAGCACGGACACACTCCAAACTCTAACAACGCGACTTTCTTCTCGAAGGTAGCGTAGGTATCGTTTACCTTATGGTCGTGGATCAACCATTCCATATCTGTGCAGCGTGGGCAAAACTCTGCAAACAACAGGATGCCCCAAATTAACTGTTCCAGATAGGGGCGGTCGTTTGTTCCACTGAATCTATCTTCCACTACCCAACGATATAGGTTAGGTGCTTGTGGGAAGTCGTTGTCATCGATACGCAGATCGCGCGGTGCCATGTTACGGTGCGCGTCTTGGAAGGCGTCAAGGATAACGGATTGCAGATTGAGTTCGTTTTCAATCTCTGCAATGTGTGGTTTGAGTTCTTCTACTACAGCGTTCGCATTACTGTCACTGCTAAGAGATTGCAGGAAAGCAAGCGGATCATCGTAAGCCCCTGCCGGTAACATAATAGGATCAGGCTTAGTGACAATCTCACGCGAGAACGGGCGACCAGTACGGTCAAGGATAATCGATTCGCGTGGAACCAACGATCCCGATTTCGGCTTCAAACCACCGGCAGATTTCGGAGCAAGCGTAGGCTCTTTC